GACGACAACAGGGAGAAGATAAACGCCTTCTGCCAGGCACAGCTCCGAGCCCTGTTCTCCGGCACCACGACCGCCGATGAGATTATGAGGAAGACTTCCGTGTTTGTGAGGGGGCTGGTCCAGGAGACCATTAAGGAGGGGGAGTTCTCCCCCAACGCCCCCAGCACTATCAAGAAGAAGGGCTCTGACAAGCCCCTGATTGACACCGGCCACATGAGGCAGTCGGTCATGACCGTCGTTGACAGGAAGGGGAGGACCTGATGCTCTTCGGCTTTTTCAAGAAGGATTACATTGTCCGCCGCTTCGGTGAGGAGACCATCGTGAACGGCGTCTCAGGCGCTCCACACGAGGATTTTGTGGTGGCTATGGAAGATGTCCAGCCGTTGTCTTCGGACGAATTGCAGGCACTTCCTGAAGGCGAGAGGACCGTCCGGCACATCAAGGCCATCGGAAGCACCGCCTTTACCACGGCGGACGAGGAGACCGGCAAGCCTGGCGACTGGCTCTATTATCAGGGCCGGTGGTATGAGTGTAAGTCCTGCCAGCTCTGGGACCACACGATACTCTCCCACTATGAGTCGGAGTTCACGGAGGTCCCGCCTGGGCCCACCGCAACCAAGCCGGAAGTGGAGGTGAGCGGATGACCTACAATGATGCCCGCAGCATCATCTACGATGCCACGGCCAGCTATTTCTCCGGCGCCACCGTCACCATGGCGGGCACGAAGCAGACCAAGAAACTGAAGCCCATGGTGACCTTGAAGTTCGGGGCACTCCAGATCGGCACCTTCCCGAATGAGGTGAACTACGAGGGGGAGCCCTGCGACTACTATACGGCCTCGATGAAGCTGGAGGTCCAGCTCTTCACGAACGGCCACCAGCTCTCCAATGGCGGTATGGAAAGCACCGCCGTGGGAGATCTGACAGACTATGTGAACTACATGATGTCCAAGTTGATGACCACCGAGTTCAGCCGTAAGGACCTCACCATCCTGACGGCGGGACCCGTCCAAGATGTTTCGGCCGTCATCAACGATACAAGCTATGAGTACCGAGCTATGGTGGAGTTCGACGTGACCTTCACCGTGGCTTCTGTCGGCTACGGCGGCATCCTGGATGAGTCCAGCATCAAGCTGGATAAACCGGACCCGGAAAACCCCGACAAGGTACTCCCGCCCCATATCGAACCGGAGTGGACGGAAACCGACAGCGGCGGCCGCACAGCCGAGATCGCCGAGAGAGAGGTAGGCTATTTCACCGAGGTCGAAATTGCAGAAACGAAGGAGTGATAACCGAATGAGCAGCAATCTCGATAGGATTGTGAATATCACCATTGAACTCCAGAGCGTGGTGTCCAGCGGTGCCAGCTTTGACCACGTTCTCCTTGTGGGCCCCGCACCTGCAAAGCCCCTGGAGGACGTGACCATCCCCGACGTGGGCGTCTACACTGACCTCACGGCGGTGAACGAGATGGGCTGGGTTTCTGAGGGCGACAGTGCTGACCCGGTTGGCGTTGCCGCCCGCATCGCTTTCAGCCAGTCCGTCAAGCCCAGCAAAATCTACATCGCCGTCCAGAAGAAGGACTCCGGCGGAAGCGACCTGGAGAAGCCCAATCTCACCCTCAGTCGGGCCGAGGGCGAAAATGGGTGGTATATGGCCCTGGCCGCTGGCATCCCGGAGGATGACCTGGAAGTCATGGCCGAGTGGACGGAGGCAAGGGAGAAGATGTTCGGCTATTCCTATGCGGACCCGAACGACAACCCCGTGTCGAACACTTACTACCGGACCTTTGGCATCTGCTACGGCGACGATACCGGCTCCGGTGACACCTATAAGCACGTCGCCATGGCGATCCGCTTTCTGTCCTATGAGGCCGGGTCTGAAACCTGGGTGAACAAGTCCCTAGCCTCCGTGTCTACGTCCAAGTTCACCGGGACGGAGATGGACACCATCGACAAGGACCCGGCCAGCTACTACATTCTGGTGGGCGACACTGGGCTGGTGCAGGGCGGCAAGGTCCGGGCGGGGGAGTGGATTGACGTCATCCGCTTCCGTGACTGGCTGAAGAACGATATGCAGCTCCGCATCCTGAACCTGCTGGTGAAGCGGCCCAAGGTGCCGTACACCGACAAGGGTATCGGTCTGGTACGGAACCAGATGATCGCCAGCCTGAAGGAAGGGACCCGCCGGGGTGGTATCTCCGAAGACCAGTACAACAGCGACGATGAGCTTATCCCTGGCTTCACCACCTCGGTCCCCTTGGCCGCTGACCTAAGCGACACCCAGCGCAAGTCCCGCACCCTGGAAGACTGCAAGTTTTCCGCTATCCTGGCCGGGGCCATTCATGTCGTCAAGGTCAACGGCTCCCTGGTCTATTCCTACTGAGGAGGTGTGACGCATGGCAGGAAATGTTAAGACCTACAACCCGAAGGAAATCAACATCGCCTTCGGCTCCCACATCGTCACCGGCTATGCCGAGGACAGCTTTGTGAGTATTGAGCCCAGCGGCGACGGCACCACCAAGAAGGTCGGCGCCGACGGGGAAGTTACCCGCTCTATCAGCCCTGACCGCACCTTCTCCGTCAAGGTGACCGTTGACCAGATGAGCGAGAGCAACAGCTACTTCCAGGAGATGTATAACCGGGATCAGCAGACCGGCGATGCCATTGAACCGCTCATGGTGCAGGACATGAAGGGCGGTATGCTCTTCAGCGCCGACGAAGCCTGGGTCCCCAAGCCCTCCACCCGTGGCTTCGGCAAAGCGGCCGGCACCCGTGAGTGGGAGATCCACACCGGACCGGCGACTCTGGATGAGTAAGAAAGTGAGGTAAATAGTCATGAAGCGTCTGACCCCTGTTGTCAAGGAAATCGGTGACAACAAGTTTTACATCCGTCCGTTCTCGGCTTTCACCGCCGCAAACATGACCGGCGACCTCGCAAACGTGGCGACGCCTATCCTGGCGGCCATCGCTCCCCTGGTGGTCAAGGCGGTCGGCTCCGAGGACAAGAAGGTCCTGGACACGGACGTAGCGGAGATGGCCCCCTCTATGCAGGGGGCCTTTTCCGGGCTTTCCGGGGATAAACTGGAGCGCCTGAGCATGAAGCTCCTGATTGAGCACCAGAACATCTCCGTGGAGACCCCGGAGAGCGAAAAGGCGAAGCTGCTAACCAAGGACCTGGCGGATGAGCTTTTCTGCGGAGAAGTGGAAGATATGTTCGTGCTGATGTGGTATGTCATCCAGGTCAACTTCAGCGGTTTTTTCAAGAAGCTCGCCGCCCGGTTTGGGCTGGTCGGCGATCTGTTCCAGAAAGCCCAGACTACACAAAATACGGCACCCTTGACCTGACCCAGTTCACGGAGCTGGAGCTGAGGATGTATGTCCTCATCAAATCCCGCATGGCCTCTATGACGGAGCTGAAGGAAATTTATACTCTGGACGAGGCCCTGAAGCTCTACGCCCTCTACCAGATGGAGAACGACGTGGAGGTCGGGCGGCTTGAAGAACTGAAAGCGGATGGAGGTGGTAGCCGTTGACTCTCCGTGAGCTGTTTATTGCGCTGGGCTACCAAATCGACGAGAGCTCCGAGAAGAAGGCCGAGCAGGGCATCCAGAACCTGAAGAACAAAGCCACGCAGATACTCGGCGCCATCGGCATCGGCTTCTCCCTGGTAAACCTGAACGCCATTTCGGAGGAGTTCCGTACCACCAACGACCAGATTGCCCAGGGCACTAAGCTCCTAGGCGACCAGGATGAGATCCAGCAAAAAATCCTGGAGTCTGCAAACCGGACCAGGGCCTCTTATGCTGACACGGCAAACGTCGTCTCAAAGCTGGTGCAGGAGAACAGCGACCTCTTCAGCACCGTGGATGAAGCCATCGCCTTCAACGACGCTGCCACCATGCTCTTCAAAACGGCGGGCAAGACCAATGACCAGATCGCCGGATTGATGGAGGCCATCAACAAGAGCTTCGCAAAGGGCGTCGTGGACTCTGAGACCATGAGCCAGCTCCTGGAGCAGTCCCCGGAGGCTGTGGCGCTCCTAAACAAACGCCTTGGGACCACCTCTGACCAACTGGAGGATATGGTCACAGACGGCAAGATTTCCCTTGCAGACCTGAAGGGGGCCTTCGTTGACAACGCCGCTGAGATTGAAGCGGCGTTTGCCGGGACCAGCTACAAAATCTCCGACGCTCTGCTGAACATCAGAAATCAGTGGGGCCTCTGGGTGGCCGATATGGATGAGTCCCTGGGCATCTCTGAGGCCATCGGGACCACGATGGTCAAGGCGTTCACCCTGGGAATGGACGTGCTGCGGCGGGTGCAGACCCGGGTGGAGTGGCTGGCCGACAAGCTGGGCGGGACACAAAACCTGTTCCGGCTCATTGGCACCATAGCTGCTACGGCCTTCGGTGTCATGGCTCTGCCGAAACTGCTTGGCTTCCTGACCACACTCCAGAAAATCAACAAGGCTCTGGTCCTAAGCCGGCTGAAAATCTTAGGCATAATTGCCGTAGTAACGGTGATTGCGCTCCTCATTCAAGACTTCATCGCCTTCATGAAGGGCGACAACAGCCTGATAGGCTCCCTGTTCGACAAAGCCGGCATCGGGGCCGAGAACGCCCGGCAAACCATCCTGAAGGCATGGACCACCGTAAAGGAGTTCCTGCTGACCGCCTGGGGTGTCATCAAACAGGCCGCACAGACTATTTTCGGCGCTCTGAGCGCCTGGTGGGAAGAGAATGGCGAGGCCGTCATGGAGTCCTTCTCCCGTATCTGGGAGGCCATCAAGACCTTGTGTGAGGTCCTGTGGAACGCCCTCTCGGATATGGCACAGACCGTCTTCGGCGCTCTGCAACGGTTCTGGGAGACCTGGGGCGAGACCATCATCACCATCTTCAGTACCATCTGGAATACGCTGATTTCCCTGATACAGCCGTTCCTGGACGCCATCGCCGCCATCATTAGTTTCCTTGCCAGCGTCTTTACTGGCGACTGGGAGGGGGCGTGGACGGCCATTAAGGACTTCGCCGCCGCCATCTGGGAGATGATAACCGGCATCATCAGCGGCGCTCTGACCATCATCACCTCTATCTGGGACACCGCCGTGGGCATCTTCACCGGCATCTTCGAGAAGATCAGGAACGCCGTGGTGGAGAAGGTCACAGGTATCAAAGATGCCATTGTGAACGGCTTCCAGGCGGCCATCGACTGGATTACATCGCTTCCTGAGCAAGCCCTCCAGTGGGGCAAGGACATCATCCAGGGCATCATTGATGGGATTACCGGCGCCGTAGGCGGCATCGTAGACGCTGTTTCTGGAGTGGCAGGTAAGATTAAGTCCTTCCTGGGCTTCTCGAAGCCGGACGAGGGCCCCCTGAGCGATTTCGATACCTATATGCCCGACATGATCGACCTGATGACGAAAGGCATCACCGCTGGCCGTGAGAAGGTCAAAAGCGCCCTGGAAACCCTTACTGGGGATATGTCGGTCATCACCAAGGCCAACGTGGTGAGCCCGGAAACCGCCGCCGTTGCCACCGGCTCCAACCAGGTCAGCAAGAGCGTGACCCAGAACATCGAAATCAACAACAAGTTCGAGGGCGACCGGGCCGGGCAGCAGAAGTCCTCCGAGGCCATGGAAAAGGCCGCCGATGACTCCACCGCCGAGCTGGCCCGTGCTTTGCAGTATGCGAGGTGACCCCTATGCCCAGAAGAAACACCCAGCCCGTCAGCGTGGCGGGCATCGAGTTCGCCGCCCTTCTGAATGAGACCCAGACCTACACGGCGGACATCCCGGAATACCCCATCGAGACCGGGTACACCGTCAGCGACAGCATCATCCTGAAGCCCACGGAGCTCCCCCTGACCCTGCTCATCACCGATACCCCGTTGACGTGGCGGGGCAGGGTCCGTTCCGTCTCCGAAACGGAGGCCATGCTGAAGGAGCTCTACTTCAAAAAGTCCACCTTCACGGTCATCACCCCCAGCGGGACCTTCAACAACATGGGCATCACCTCCATGCAAATCAAGCGGAGCACCGAACTCGGCTTTGACAAGGAGGTTTCCCTCAGCTTGAAGGAGGTCCCCACCACGGAGACCAAGACCGCCGCCATCCCAGCCAGTTACGGAAAGAGCGGGGCTACCGGCGCCAACGCTGGGACCGCCAGCACCGGCACGGGCTCGACCGGATCCGGTGGGGCCTCCGGGTCCTCCGGGTCCGGCGGATCCAGCAGCTCCAAGAAGCAGAGCTCCGGCTCCATCCTCTACAACGTGGCATCGGCGGCTGGCCTGGTCTGAAGGGGGTGAGCCAGTGGACTACATCACCATCGCCGTCCCGGACATGAACGACAGCTTCTCCAGGGTGGTCCTGAACGGGACCGCATACCTCATGCGCTTTACCTGGAACGACACCGCACAGCGGTGGATGTGGGGGCTCTACACCACCGACCGGACCGCCATCATCGAGGGGGTCAAGGTGGTGCCGAGCTTCCCCATCAATTTGCCATACGGCCACCTGGAGCTCCCGGCGGGGGCCTTCGGTGCCATCTCAGAGCTGGAGGCCGTCGGGCGGCAAGACTTCCTGAACGGAAACGCCCAGTTCGTGTTCATGGCAGCACAGCAGTAGCCTTCTCCGCTGGAATATCCGTGGAGAAAACGCTGGAGAAAAATGCGGAGAAGGCACCGGAGACCTCCGGGGAAAATCCAGTGTAACCATACCATACCGTACCTTACCTTACCGTATCTTATATTACCAGTAGTCTTCACTACGTTCAGACTACTAACCGTTCCGGGAACTTTTTGTTTTGGCGTTATATCATCGGTAACTTGACTTGACGTTACCGAGTCGGTAAGCTAGAATGAGAATGTAACCAGGACGGACAAAAAAGGGACGATGCCCAGCCCCGTCAAAAGCTGCATCGTCCCTTATCCACCACCGAAAGAAACCTCTCAGCTACTGAAAGAAAACCCTTCGGCTGCGGTCATTGTACCACAGCCGTGTATTTCTTTCAAGGGAGAATTTTACGAAGGAGTGATACGGAAGTGGTCAATGTGAGTTCGATTGAAACCGAGGTCATCCGCATGGGCGATGTCGGCGCAGCCATTGAGCTGCTGGACAACAGTTTTTCGGAAGGCAAGGAGGAACAGACGGGGAGGGCCATCGTTATCCTGCGGGAGATCTTCGAGAGCCGCTACAAAAGCCTTCGGCGTGGCCTCTATGGAGGTGAGCAGAATGGCTAACATCTACCGCACGTTCACCGACAAGAGGAAGCGGGAGGTGCGGGTGACCTTTGACCCAGATGGGACCGCCTTCTACTGCGGCTATGACTTGGCCGCCATGTCCGGCTACTCCGCCCCGTCGAAGGTGGTACAGTGTGCAGGTACGGGCCTCTATGCGGCTGAGTCGGTGTACCGGAACATGGAGTACATCGACAGCAAGAAGCGGGGTGTCCGCCGGTTCCGGTGCTTCGATGAGCAGAACGCTTTGAAGTTCCTGGAACGGAAACCGGCTCCACAAGAGGTAAGAGACTGGTTCAGTTCGGAGGTCATCCCCCAGGTCCGCCAAATCAGCCTGGAGATCGCCGCACAGCTCGGCCGGGAGGCGGGGCCGCCGGATGAGGAGGCGCAGCAGGACCATCGTGAGATGTCCGCCCGGATGGAGGAAATCGGCATCAAGACGTTCCGCCCGGCGGGGCTGGTGAGCAGCGCAAGCCCCGATGTCCTGGCTCGGCTCGACGCAATCATCCTAGAGGCCGTGCTGCTGAAGCAGGAGATCCAGAAAATCAGATAGATCGAAGTGAGAAGGGAGTCGCCTACGTGCGGCTCCCTTTTTGCGCTCAGAAGGGAGGAGCTATGAAGAACTTCGATAGACAGTACCGCATGACCGCCGGGGCGCCCGGCACCGTCGGGTTTGAAATCGGCGGGACATCGCCACACGCCATCCATATCAGCTTCTCCGTGCAGAAGCAGGAGCTGGAGAGCAGCAATACCGCCAAGGTCCAGGTCTGGAACTTGAACAAGCAGAACCTGGCGACGCTGGAGGAAAAGAACTGCTTCCTGGTGCTGAAGGCTGGGTACGGGAACACCCTCCCGGTCATCCTGTCCGGCACGGTCTCCCACACCAGCACGAAGCTGGACGGAGCGGACACCCTGACCGAGATTGAGGTGGTGGATGGGCTTATGGAAGTCCGGGACACCTGGGTCTCCCTGTCCTATGCCGGCCTCGTGAACAGTAAGAAGGTCCTGGACGACACGGCGGCCCAGATGGGACTGACGGTGACATACAGCTACAACGCTGAGTTTGCGGACATCCCGAACGGCTTCAGCTTTGTCGGCCAGGCCCGCCATGCCCTGACGAAAGCCTGTGCCGTGAGTGGCCTGGAGTGGTCCATCCAGAACGGGGTGCTCCAAATCAAGAAGCCGGGGGATGTGATGAGCAAGGAGGTCTACGTCCTGAGCCCGGAGACTGGCCTCATCGAAATCCCCCAGCGGGTGCAGATCAGCAGCTCGGACACCGACGGGAAGGACCAGATGGGCTATGACCTGGTGTACCTCATGAACGGTGCCATCGGCATCGGGGACTATGTTCAGGTGAAGAGTAAATACCTGACCGGCTTTTTCCGGGTCTACTCCCTGGAAATCGACGGGGACAACATGGGCGGGGCATGGCAGTGCAAGGCAAGAGTGCTGGAGGTGACGGGATGAGCAGTCAGTATGGGGAGTTCGTGGAGCAGGTGAAGAAGACCACCAGCGCCATGCTTTCCCAGGTCCATACCTGTGTGCCTGGAAAAATCGTTTCCTTCGACGGGAGCACCTGCCAGGCCACGGTGCTTCCGTCTATGAAAATCAAAAAGCCGAACGGAGAGATGCTGGACTACCCTCAGATCACCGGCGTCCCCGTGGTCTTCCCGCAGAGCTCGGCCCAGGGCGTCACGATTGCCTACCCAGTGAAGGCCGGGGATGGATGTCTCATCCTGTTTGCGGAGCAGGCCCTTGACCAGTTCCTCTATGAGCGGGACACTGGGACAGACCTGAAGTTTGATTTGAGTAACGCCGTCGCCATTGTCGGCCTCTTCGCCAAAGGCAACAGCGTCATGGAGGAGGCCACCAGCTCCAGCGCCGTCATCGTTGACGTGAAGGGCACCAGGGTGAAGGTCCAGGGCGGCCTGGTGCAAATCGACGCCGCAGCAGTGAAAATCAACGGAAACGTGACCATCACCGGGGACCTGACCACTACCGGCGGAACGGTCAACCTGAACTGAGGAGGTGGGGGTATGCCTAAAGCGGCAAGACTGAACGACAGTGTAGCCGGGACCACCGCCGGGGAGCACACCGGCCACGTCCATCCGCACAGCCCGGAGCCGTTTGGAGGTCAGATAAGCGGGGGCTGCTCCGGGAACGTGTTCATCAACGGCCGGCCGGCGGCTACCGTCGGGAGCGTCACAACGGAGACGGACGGCTG